ACAATGCTCTCAACAAAACTCTTACCAAATGTTTTAGCTTGGCTAGGTTCTGAAACAGGTTCCTCGATAGATGAAGTACCAAGGTGCTTTAAGATTTTGCTCTTGGCTTCTTGTGGGTCAGTTGTTTCAATATCATATTGCTGACCTTGGTATTCATAGATAGGCATAAGTTTCCTTAATCGAGTTTAATAACACCTGTAGGTGCCTGTACTGGTGCAGGGACTAACTCATTAGAAGTTGGAACAGACAGACCATGCTTCTTATAGATTACATTAGCTTGGTCACGATAGGCTTTTGCTAGTTGTTCATACCTACGAACAGATGCAGACAAATCTGCAATAGCAGCCTTTTGTTTTGTCTTATCAACAATTTTCTCAAGGATCTCACGCTCTTGTCGTGCAATATCCTGTTTGTTGATTAGTGCTTCATAGCGACCAGCTTCTGCATCGTTCTTTGCAGCTAGATTCAATTCAGCAACCTTGGTAGTATCACCCTTCTGTTGTGCATCATGAACAGCTTGAAGTCTTGCTTGTGCTGCAATGTTTGCAATCTCTAGACGGGAATCACCTTGAGCTTTGATCTCTTCCATACGGTTGAGATGTTCAGGAGTAGTTCCCAGAATAGTTGCCATCTGACGCAGGCGTGAACCTAATGGACCAGTTGATTGTTGAGGTTGTTGCTGTTGAATTGGTTGAGGTTGTTCACCACCTCCACCACCATTAGCGAGAGAAGCAACCAATCGTGCACGTTCCTGCGCCAGTTGACCAGTCTTATCACCATGCAAACGAATCTCTTTGTCAATAGTTTCTAGATCGTAGTTCCTATCACCAAAGCGATAATCATTTCCCATAGAAGCTTTCATTGCAGCTTCTGTCTTTAGAATAGGCAGAGGGGTCATACCACGACCCTCATTACCATAATTAGGATTGACAGGAGATTGGTACTCTGGTTGAGGAGTAGCCATCTGAGGTTGTTCTTGTGGAACATTCCCAATAGCATTAATATCCGCTTGTTGTTGTCCTTGGAATTGAGACAGAAGATTACTCTTACCAGTCTTTTGGGCGAGTTCTGCAAGCAATGCTTTGATTTGTTCATCAACAGAACTAGAATCAATCTTGCCCTTTGCAGCAGATGATGCGAACTTCCCCATGTCCCCTTGCATTTGTGCAGGAATATAGTTAGGGTTGTTCATCTGAGCATTAGCAACCATTGCTTCATACTGCTTCTTAATTAGATCAAGAGGATCACCAATCCGCGATTTTTGCAATGCTTGTTCTTGAATTAGATTAGAAAGCTGGGAGGCATTGTCTGCACTCCCTGCATTAAACCCATGATACAAAGCCCCAAGAGCAAACTCAGGTTTGTATCCTGTTGCAATGTTTTCAATTCCCATTATCGACCTCTAATTGCTTGAAGCAGTTCTTGAATCTGTGGATTGTTCTCGTAACTATTAGTATTAAGAATCTTACCAAGAGCATCGTAGTAAGGTGAGTTACCTTGAGCACCATACTGCTGACCCTTCATCAATGCTTCTAGACCGCTTGCTTGAACGGGGCTGATGTTAGCACCAGAACGTGTATCCCAACTATTTAGATCTTGCTGATAGTTCTGATCGTACTTCAGTTGAGCAGCAGCTTGGGCTGCCAACATTGCAGGAGCAGTTGCATTGAAGTTATTACGATTACCGTGCATAGCCGCTTGACGGTTTAGAACATTAGCAATCTGGTCGTTGGTAGCTTTATAACCAGCATCAGAGTTTGGATTCTGACGGAAGGATTGCAGTCGTTGGTTAGCCATAGCAGCTTGTTGCTGTGCGGCATCGCGCATTGTAGTTGCGCCCGGAGTCATCATACCAGCACCAGTAGAAGCAACATCATAAGGAGCCGCGAATTTGCGCATAGATTCAACTGTCTGTGGAATTTGCTGTGCCATCTGCTGATTAGACTTCTTCTCTTGTTGTGCAGCCATCAAACCAGCAAGACCCTTCAGGAAGGCGTTAGTTGAACCACCACTGCCACCCGTCCCACTGGTAAACAACTTCCCTAAAAAATCTGTGCCACCTTTAAGCATTCCTGCCCAATCCATTCCAGCATCTTGTGCTGAAGACGGGTTAAACAAAGTAGATTGTCCATACTGTTCTGGCATAAACTGACTTGTTGCTAAAGAAGGATCTTGAGAAAACCCATAGTTATTTCCAGATCCCCACAGATCACCTAAAGAAGATTGTCCAAACATAGACTGACCACCACTAGATTCCTCATAAGATGGGGTTGATTCAAATGACGGAAGATTATTAAAATCCGCATATGATTGGTCGTACTGTGTTGGTGCAAATCCAGCTTGACTAAAAGAACTGTTTGGATCATACGACATTCCATAAGAACCAAAGTCTTCTGGATTGTATTGATATTCTTCGTCCATGTTATTTCCTTTTTATTAACTACTATATTGATATATTAACATACATAGAAACAAATGTCAAGACACTCTATACCAAGTTGTGTTGGCACTTCTATATATCCAAGACGCATTTCCATTTTCTGCTATAGTAGTCAATGCACCATTTAGTGTTTGTCCAGCATTTGGACTGTGTGTTAAAGCTGTGATAATTTGTGTGGAAGCAATTGTAACAATCTGCTCGTTGAAAGGAATTGCTGGCATTGTCAATGTTCCAGTAGCCAGTGTACCAGCAGGTTCAATTATATAATAAATAGTTGTGTTACCTATTGTATTAGAGAATCCAGTTGTTGGTACAACCCTTTCAATGGTGTTACGAGCATTGCGCACTTCAGTTGCAGTTAAATGATAATACTCACCACTTGTTCCACCTTGTATACCAGACAAGTTATTGTGTGGTCCTGCTGTTAGTGCAGAGTGTTGTGCGGCGGTCAGGTGATAATCCTCACCTGCCGTACCACCATCTAGGTTCTGTAACTGGTCATGATCTCTTGTAGCAATATCTGTAATGTTGGAACCAGCGAAGTTAATTACATACCAAGGAACAGAACCATTAGTTGAGATGTATTTACGCAGTTGTCTGTACCACTCAAGCCATGTAAACGAACCGGGCTGGTCATTGATTGGCGGAGGAGGGAGTCCTGTTGCCATTAATGTGTTCCTTCCTCATAGATCAACTCAAGTGATTCTAAACGTAGTGGTTGGTTAGCTGTGTGCTTAAGTTTCCAAGCACGACGCCTAAACTGACCCAATCGTTGAAAAGCTGGATACGAATCACTCATTTCAATTGGAACACCTGTTGACCATGTTTGATAATCATCATTTGTCCAAGACAGTGTTACAACATTGCTTGTACTATAGCTATCACCAACCAAACGAACCACAGAACCGAACTTACGATTATAGGTATCCATATCATATTTGTTTGTAATGATTTCAACAGTAATAGGATCTGCTTCATCAAGATACGCATTAGGGTCCAATCTATAAATATCACCATGAACAGAACTTAGAAGATATGCAGCACCGTCACCCTTATCAGCGACATGGTTGTACAAGAACACTTCATGTTCAAGTGCCTCAGTCCAAGAAGACCACTCATGCCACAACTTCTCATCCATATCATAAACAAGTGTGCGATGTTGGGTTGGTAGATTAATAAGAAAGAAGAGATGACCCTTCGTGCGAAAACCGTATCCAGTAATCTGAGTAATGTTTGTTTCAGCGTCAATGATTCGTTCGATGAACTCGTCTGAGATTTTATTAGGTTTAAAACCTGTCAAACTCCACACTGCTCTACCACCTGAAGCAGACTGACTAACCCAAGCACAGAACTGTTCATTTTGATAGATCGCATGTGGAGCAGCAATGCCAAATTGGATAACACCAGCATCGTTCCGGCTAAGAGGAGAACCAGCAGCATTCGCAGCATCGTAGAAAAACTCCGTTGAACTCTCGCCTAATACAACTACTTGGTTATTCTGTCTAGCCAATGCTAGTACAGGATCAGGGAACATTTCAGCAGAAAGATATTGATCTGCTGACCAAGACAATGGATTATCCAGATCACAGTTAAATACATCACTATCTTTAGCTACTAATACATAACCATCAATGAAGGTTGGTGATGCTACATGCGGTGTTGGAAAATCTATGTCAGTTATTTGGGTAACTGTGTGATCGCTTTTGACAATCCAGCCAACGGTCCCATCACATAGAAATAAGTAGTCACCCAAAACAGATGAGTTGCAACTGATGATACCGCAGTTGCCAGTTGAACTTGGTAGTGTAATCTTTTCTGTAACTGTTGTACCATCGTCTGTCACCTTATAAACTTTGTTTGCGATAATCGCGTAGAAACTTCCATAGAAATGAATGAGTCCACGACCAGCCCCATCACCTGCCACATTACACAATTCAACTAGACCCGGACGTTTGTTAATATAAATCCGGGTATTCTCTAGTTGCTCAACCTTGCGAGTTTCAGGGAAAGCATTAATAAATCGCTGGTCCTTGGAACCGCTATTTGTACGATTGGAGTATGCCCCGATTAACGGAAGGCGTACCTTCTTACGTTCTCCTTGACGTTGCTGCTGGGCCATTCTTTACTCCTTGTAATGTTCTTGCTAAACTGGTAGGACCATTAACAGATTGTTTGTCATCTTTGGTATTACTAAACAAACCACCTAGACCACCAGCCGCTCCTTGTAGGGTAGAGATTGCTGTACCAATGTCTAGGTCTTTTCCTTTGAGGATATTATTTAGTGCACTCCCTGTGAACTTCGTGGCAGCACCACCAACAACCTTACCAAGATCCCCACCAACAGCTTCACCAGCAAAGTTACCCATAATAGGAGCAAGTGTTCCAGAAGTTGCATTAGCAAGAGCATCTTTCCAGTTTACTTCTTTACCCATTAGACCATTACCAGCTAAACCAACACCAGCTTTAATTAGTCCTTGTGCTGCTGAGGGAGACATATTCATTAACTTAGAAAGATCTCCGCCATACATACCAGCAAGACCGCCACCAAGGGCAGAGATTGCTCCTGTACCTAATGCCTTACCCCAGTCGCCTGTTTGTGCACCCGTGGCTATTGTAGATGGAAGAGCGCCGCCAATAGCTTGTCCAACAGCGGCACCAGTTGATCCGGCTGCTCCACCAAGAGCGGCACCAGCTCCACCAAACATACCACCTAACGCACCTAATGTAATACCCGGCATCCACTTATTAAATCCTGATGGAGCAGAATCAAAATCAGACTCACCAAAACCATACATAGGGTTATAAGTAAGGCCCCTGACTATTTTCTCATCTTTATTCAGCCAATACCCACCAGTGTGTTTACCAGCATTCTTATCCCAATCCTCTACAGTCTTTCCACTATTGTAGAAGGCAGTTTTTGTACCATTCGCATTCTCAACTACCTTGTACCCGTTAGGATCACGATTGTTGTTTTGCTGAATAGCTCCCCAACCATCATCACTGTATTGAGCTAGGAATCGGTCGTTATCAGACATCTTTGGAACATAGCCATAGTCCCAATAACGTTGTCCCGTTTTCTCATCAAACTGTTGGTTTGGACCAAAAGAGGTATTATCAGCAATGGATCCCTGATGCCAAATCCAATCACCATTATTCTCACCCGGACGGAATCCATACCCCGTATATTTCTCAATAGAGGCTTTTGCAGGAGCATAACGATTCTGCCATTCCGCAGTTGAGGAGGTGACTAAACCATATAATTCATCAATCTGTGCTTGTGCCTGCTGTTGCTGTGTAGTGTAAGCAGCTTTCTGTTGATCGTACAAAGCTTTCTGCTGATTGTATTGGGCTAACTGCTGTTCATATTGTTGTTGCTTTTGAGCAACTTCATTATGATAAGCAGAGATCTTATTACCAACATCTTCATGAGAAGCATTGTAGTAATCTTGTCCGTATGCATTGGGCAGTTTCAGACCAACAGATTTAAACTGTTCACCCAGAGAACTAGGTGCCCTTGCATATCCCTGACCAGTTAGAATAGTTTCTAATCCGCCTTGCGTGTATGGATTGTCCTTACCATAATAACCTTCAACCTGTTTGCCACCTTCTTGATAATTGCCAAGTAATGGTTGAATAAAGGAACGTGTATCACCCGACATGTTTGGCATCTGAGAAGGATTAACTTCTTGGAAACCTGCCATGCGTTTAGCACCCTCACCAACACCACGCTGAGACCAGTCAGTGTTAGCAAGGGATTGTTGTTGGCGTGTTTGACGAAGACGTTCAGACTGGCTCTGACCAATCGTGTTTTGTAGGGTCTGATTATATTGAGACTGTAAATCCATTCCCGGTAGTGCCATATATTACTCCTTTACCAAGAACGTCTTTCTACTCCGAAGTAAAGTGAACCTTCTTCCAGACCAAAATTAAGAGCTTCTTGTTTGATGATTGACATTTCCTGCCACAAGGTTTTACGATCTGGAATAGACACACCATACTCAGGAGCAAGACGAGTTGCTAGTCCGTAGGTAACAGCATCATACCATTCCTGTGGGAAGTCCGGGGCATCTGTAGCAGAGTTGAAATCCTCGAAATGAATCTGACAAATGTAATGTAGATTATTTGCAGATTGTTCAACAGTAGTGGGTACAGGAAACACATGCATCTCACCAGTATCTCGACGAGGATCATAATAAACCTGAATAGGATTACCAGCACTTGTCTTATTACCGAGAATGTTGTATTCAGCTTGTGTGACAATTCGCATTGGAATGTCCACATTAGAAGTGATATTATGATTCCATGCTTGAAGAACTTTTAAGGGTTTTGGAGCAGATAATGTATATACACGTTGTCCAGAAACAAATGGAAGAGTCTTCTCAGTAATTGCCCATAGAGGCATACCATCAGCGGCCCAAGCTTTGACTAGACCATTTAAAGCCACAGCCGCCTCAGTTACCTGTGTAGCTGTTGGAGTCTCTCCCTGTGCTAGAGCACCAATCAAACGCAAAGCACGTTTGATGATGTCGTCTCTAGTAGTAGAGTATGCAGTAGTACCGCTTGTTGGCATACTTATCCTTTCAGTTTAAGAAGAGCAATCAATGCTGTAAGTGCTGTGGCAACACCACCCGCCCACTTAATAAATCCAACAATGACATTCGCAGCTTGCCAAGCAGCAACCAATTCTTCGACATCCTTAGCTAGTTTATCTAACTTAGTTTCAATCTCAGTTAAACGTTCATCATCGTGTCGTCGATCTTGGTTAATCATCTTGAATTCCTTTAATTCGTGGAGAGAACATAAATAAAGCTCTCTGCTTAGTTGTGTCGTCTAGTAACCATCCAAAGTTACCCTCAAAGATTTTACCTAGTATTGGTTTAACAATCTTGAACTGCCACGCACCGTTGGGTTGTCTAATACGAAGAACACCAAAACGAGAACGTTGATATCCAATATCAGGATTACCTGTAATGATTTGAGTGTCTTGTACATCCACTGCCAATACAGTCCATTTGAAACCATACAAGGAGTTCCTGTACAACCAGCAGACCATTGACCAATAATCACCAGTGTGGTCTGCCATCCACCGGGAATCCCCCAGCAGACTGTTGTCAGGTGTATCAAACCAAGATAACCAATGTGGCAGCCGAGGCCCAAGTGCGCGCATATTGCCATTGTTCGACCAACCCCATTGTTCCTTTCGGAACAACGGAAGGATTGGGGTAAGACACCATGCAACAAGTTGCAGAACACATGAGGTTATTAGATACAAAAAGTATCTCATGCCAATCTAACTTTTACCGTACCTGTCGTATGGTACAAGCCCCCAATAGGAACACCGGCAGCTTGCGCCGCCGCATCGTTGGCGTAACTGGTGGCAGGGAGACAGTCGAACAGACCATTGAGGTCGAACTTTACAACTTCAGTGGCACCCACTGCAAGACTTCCATAAAGCCCGTCACTGCTTGCTGTAATTTTTGCACTCATTGTGTTTCTCCTTTTAGCAAGCAGTTAATCGTACCGATTGCGGAGGCTGAGATTTTAGCTGTCATATTATTTACCTATCGCAATCCAATTAACAATCACTGCCGCCCTTGTTGCTCCCGACATTACCCAAGCATCACAATTAAAACCGGAAACAGACAGTGAATTTGTGTTGGAAACATATGGCCCAGTGTTCTGAGTATTGGTTGAAACAACATAACAAGCGGTTGTAAATGCGGAGGCAAACGCGACTGGAGATGTTGCACTGCTTCCGGTAGTCAAGGTTCCCCACTTAATAATCAATCCACCGGGTAGCTCATAGCTTCCATTTGTCCCTAGTGTCTGCGGCATTTGAGGAAACGCCACCTTCCCCGCAGCATCCACAGTCATGATGTCCTGACCGCTGTTTCGTGCCAGCTTCATTGTGCCGTTGTCGGCAGAGGCGTCGAGGGTGAAGTTGTTGGCGGGAGTTGGAGACGTTCCGGCCTGATGCTTCGGTGCAAGGAAGTTGGTTCCAGTCAGGTTGCCGGTCATCGTGCTTCCGGCTTTCTTGACTGTCTCGGTATCGAGTTCCTGAATCGCGGCAGTCACATTGGATGCGCTGATCCCGCCAGACGGGGGGGAATGAGGTTCCAGCGCCAGTGGCAGCAGATGAGGGAGCCTTTCCAGCGAGTGCCGTCTGGGTCTCGCTATCCAGTTCGCTGATTGCC